GGGAACACCAGGCGGGCGGACTCCCTTCCCAGGAAGCTGTCCTACGGCACGCAGATGGCCTGGATAGACCGGCGGACGAACGCGGCCCCGGTGAAGATTGAGAAGAAGGACTTCGACGATTTCTTCAACGCCGCAGACAAGGTCGGGCGCTATCATGTGAGATTCACCTGGAAGGGACAGAGGAGCGGACACATCATCACCTTCGAGAGGACGGCCGAAGAAGGGTTCTTCTACGACCCTCAGTCCGGAACCCGCTTCACGTTGGACGAGATCAAGGTCAGATGGGGAAGCCTGATCCAGGAGGACAGCGTAGCCTACTACCGCGTGGACACGCTGAACGTGAACCCGAACTTCGTCAAGGTCGTCAAGAAGAAAAAGAAGGAAGGGACTAAGAAAGGGAAGCCATGATCTCGAGCGTCTCGCTTTCGGTCGCCCATCTGGCTTCGCGCTCCGAGGAGAGGATGTACTGCGGAAGACCTACGGCACACTCCTCGTCCGTGTCGGCCACGGAGAGGTCCCAGCCGTTCCACTGGCCGAGGCTGTTGACCCGGTCGAATCCGTCGGCCTCAGCGAGGTCCCGTATTTTCCGCTTGATGTCCATCTGCCGCGAATGTAAGCATAAAAAACTATAAATCAAAGAATCAACCGATAAAAAGCACAATCCATGCCGGTACCGCCTTTCGCTGATATGGTCAAGAAAGACCTGGCAGACCTTCAGAGGCTGAAGGACCGCGTCCTTCCCGTGAAGGTAGGGCGCGCCGTACAGGAGTCCGTCAGGGAGAACTTCCGGAGAGGCAGCTTCTACGGGAGCGCTCCATGGATGACGCCGCTCCGGACGACCCTGGGCTTCCGGGGAGCCGGCGGACGGTACGGCCCACTCCTTTCGGGAAGGAATCACCTGATGATGTCCACCGACTACTTCGTTCCGAGGCCGGGGACGGTCGTGATCATCAGCGACACGCCTTACTCCAACACCCATAACGAGGGAGAGGAGATCGGAGTCACCCCGAAGATGAGGAAATACTTCTGGGCGCGTCACCTGGAAGACAAGAAGCGCTACGGCGTCGAGGCTCCGGAGACGGAGTTCTGGAAGCGCATGGCGCTGAAGAAGCCGGGAAGCCGCATAAAAATCCCCAGGAGACACTTTCTCGGCCCGGATAAGCATGTGGACCGGATGGTGCAGGAAATCATCGAAAACGAGCTCGAAAACTTCATAAAAACGCATAATCATGGAACAACTGTTACTAGATCTCATTAACCTGTTCAGCGGAGGCATCCCGGAGCTCGTCACGGTGGACGAGGACTACGGCCAGCTGGAGATGATCAACCGCGAGGACCGCTCCACCTATCCGCTGGTCTTCCCCGCCGTCCTCATCGACGCTCCGGACGTCGAATGGAGCAACCTGGCCGGACTCTCCCAGAAGGGGCAGGCCACGGTCCGCGTGCGCCTGATCATCGACTGCTACGACGACACCCACGCGGGAAGCGGGACCACCGGCCTCATCGAGGGACGCTCTGAGCTCCGGGCGCGGGTGCACCGCCTCGCCCAGGGATTCCGTCCGGACGGACAGTCCCAGCTCATCAGGACGCAGAGCCGCTTCTATACCTGGGACCACGGGATCAAGGTATACGAGCAGACCTACACATGCACCGTCACCGAGCTGATACGGCCGGAGAGCGAACCGGCCGCGGCGGTTCCGAAAGTGACTGCCCAGGTATTCAGTCCTGACCAGGGCTCCTTCGGCCAGCAGTTCACCGGACACTTCGACTGACGAACCACATCGACGCAAAGAAGCCGCGGCAGGATCCTGTCGCGGCTTCTCTCTTTCGTCCCGAGCTACTGTCCCAGCTGGAGCTCCTTCGTGAGGACTCCGGACCATCCTCTGGACTTGAGCTCTTCGGCCAGCTCGGCGTCCGTGTAGGAGGCCAGGGTCTTCACCGGCTTCTCCGGAGTCGGCTTCGGTTCCGGAGCCTTGACCGGAGCAGCTGCTGCAGCTGGAGCTTCCGGAGCAGCTGCTTCCTTCCTTGCCTTCATGGCGGCTCTCCTCTTCTTCTGCGACTCGAGGGTCATCTTGTTATGACAGACCTTGCACTCGGAGGCGTGACCGTCCTTGTGCGTCTTGTTCTTCGGGAATTCGTCCAGGGGCTTGTACTCCCCGCAGCAGGCGCAGTGCTTCAGGACCCTTCCCTTCTCATGGTCATACTTGTTCGGATACCTGGCAGGGCGTCCCATACGGCTTCCCGGCATCGTCTCGACCTTCTCGGAGGAACCGGCCGACCGGGGGGCGGCCACCTCGGAGAGAGGCTCGAAACAGGGCTTCTCCTGGAGAAACCCTACAGGCTTACCGCTCTTCTGACAGATAATCCCATTCAGGCGCGTGTCTGAATAAAACGCGCAACTTCCGCAGTTCTTCATATTGATGCTAGTCTTCAATAGATTCCGGCATGAAGGAAATGAGACGCTGCAGCTCTTCGACGGTGACCTTCGGCCGCCTGGCCTTGATGACCACGGGCTTCATGATCTTGTGAAGGGATGCAGACTCCAGGTCGCAACTCCGGATTATCCGGATGATGGTAGCTTCCGAAAGAAAAAACTCTTCCTCACTGAGCTGACGAATCGCGTCATCGCTGCGGTACCGCTGGATCTCCGTCCAGTAGTAGTACCTGGCCGCGATCTTTGCGTTCCGCTTTTCAATAAGCCTGTTGTCCCGACGGCGTCTCATGTCCTTTCCTCCGGAGTTAGGATTCAGTCATTCCTAGGGGGATAGCCTCCCAGTCCTTAACTACGCCGCCCTGCTCGTCCACGACGCGCTTCTCGCACTTGATGTACGTGCGGCTGACAGAGGGACGGTAGGACGCCTCGATGATCCGGACTCCCTCCATGAAACGGGAGTCACCGGACTCGTCGGCCAGCTTGTGCAGGCGCACCACGCGGGAGGCCTTCAGGGCGCCGTTAGCCGAGCGCTGGAGCAGGGACATCACCATCTTCACCAGCTGCTGGCTCTTCTCGTCGCTGGCGAGGCTCTCGATGTACTCCTTGACGATCGCGACGCCTTCCTCGACGGTGTCGTCGTAGCCGTCCGTCTCGTACACGCCGATGGTCACCCGCTTGGTGCCGTCCGCGCTTGTGAAGGTGTGGGACTTCGGCATGCTCTTCCCGTCGATCTCCAGCAGCTGGGCCTTCAGCTGCTGAATGGCGGCCGCCTCTTCCAACACCTCCGCCTTCGTCTGGCGGATCTTCTCGGAGAGAGGGGTCAGCTTCTTGATGGTCTTGGCGATGAACCGCTCGGCCATCTCCTTGTAGTTGTTCTTGAGGGCTTCGACCCTCTCCTTGGCTTCTTTGCGCGCGGCCTCGGCCTTGAAGGCCTGATAGGCGGCGTACTCATCGGCGCTCATCTCGAGCTTGATGCTTTTCTCTTTGTTTTCTGACATTGTTGCTTTGATTTAAAGTTTCTTCAAAATCTTGTTCTGGACGCTCTTCCGGCGAATCATCTCCCGGAACTTCCGGGCGGCGTTCTCTCGGTTCAGCGCCTGGACGTACAGGCACAGCTCCCTGGCGTCCACCTTTCCGGTCCGTCCCACCGGTCCCTCGAGCTTCAGGGTGGCCTCCGTCTGCACGTCAGCCTCCCGGACCTCGCCGGTGGTCAGGTCGTACTCGTAGAGCTTCAGCCCGGGGAGTCGGCGGACGGAACCGATGCGCGAGAGCTCTTTCCGCTGCTCGGCCACTATCTCCTCCGGAGTGGCCCTCACAATGGGCTCGTAGACTCGTACCATCCTAGTCCTCCCCCTGGACGCTCTCCAGATAAATGATGTGATATCCGATGTGGACGCAGGCGCAGGGAAGGCCCGTCTTCATCGACACGCGCTTCTCGAGGGCGATGTCCGTGGCGGCCAGCTTCGGATGGTTCAGCAGGATGGATGCCTGCTCTTCCTTGATCTCCTGGACGAAACGGTCCAGCGCCTCGGAGGAAAGGACATACTGGCGCTTTTTCTCCCCAAACCGCATCAGCTTGTCCTCGACCGCCGAGACGCGGCCGTAACGATAGAAAGTCTTCACGAAGTAGCGCATCGCCTAGAGCTCGATAAGTGCCGGCTTGACGGCGGTCACATGATAGCCGCGGCGGCGCAGCTCGTCCGCCAGGCGCGTGTCGGGGACGGTCTGCAGCACCATGGTGACGGCGGAGGCCACCTCCTCCTTCCGGAGCTCGGCCTCGGCGTCCTGCGCCTGCTGGACCTTTCCCTCCTTGTTCACTCCTGCAGCCGCTCCAGCGCCGGGCTTGCTGAATCTCAGGACCTCCTCCGGCTTGAGCACGCGGACCTGCTCGTCTTTCAGGAGGGCGGACAGCTCGAGGGCGGGCGCGTTCTCGTCCTGGGGGACGGCCTGGTAGTGGCTGTTGACCATGTAGATGCGGCCGGAGTTGTCGGCCAGGTAGCAGTGGGGCTTGATGGGAGCGCCCCAGCGGTCAGTGTAGGACTCGCCTACAGGTTCCTTTTTCTTCGACATAAATCAGTGTTTAAATGGTTACGAAAGTATATTTGAAGGCTGATAGGTGAGGACGAACTGAGGAACCGGATCCGGCTTCTTGAGCCCTCCCTTTTTCTCGATCGCCTCGAGCTTACGTACAAGAGCCTGGAGCTCCTTCACGGAAAGGGCATAGAAGACCTTTCCGGCGATCTTCGGAGAGGAGACGAAGGCGTTCACCTCCTCCCAGTTGTCGATGGTGCTGATACCCAGGCGGCCGATGCGTAGAAGGGCGGAAGACCTCCATCGGCGCAGATCCTCGCGGGACGGCGCGGCGGCCTCCTCGAGAGCGGCCACCATTTCCTGGTACTCCGGCTCCGTCATCTGCGTCAGGTGCGTAGTCCTCCCGTCAGTGTACTGCAGCACCAGCTCGTCCTTGTCGGCCGAGGGGCACTGCCTGAGCAGCGCGTAGAACTTTGTATAATTTCTCTTGTTCATCGTCTTGAGTCATTTAGGGCCGAAATAAACTGATATAGCATAGAATATCCGCGTAGAGAAAACGCAACAAATCGAAGATTCTCCAATCGGGTAGCCATTCCCAAAAGTTCTTTTTTCGTTTCATATCTCATTTAATTAGGGCCGGAAGTGTGGGAGTTTAATTACCGCAATTAAGGCGAACGGAAGAGATAAAAACCAAACCACAACCGGAATCCAAAAAAGGGATTGCACCGTCCAGTCCATTAAGCAATTTACGAACACTACAACCGCCAAAAGTACAATTCCAAGAATGTACAAGAAGTTGTAAATAGTTCTTGATGTAGTTCCTTTCATATCTCAATCAATTAGGGGCGATTCCGAATGTATTCCTCGGCTTTCGTTTTGGTCTTGAAGGTCTTTTCTATGGTCTTCCACGGAAACCACGAAAAGGGTCTCTCCCGGTACTCCACAACAAAACAACCTTTCTCAATTTTGGTAATCCTATAATCCATACTCAATCATTTATAGCCGTTTTCTCCTGCTTTCCGTTCCAGTAAGTCTCCGCCGCCTCCTGCCAGACCACGTACTTCGCAGTCTCTCCGATGAAGCGTCCCTTCGAGAAGGCGATGTGTCCTTCCACCCAGACCTTGAGGTCGGCGTCGAACATCATCCTCCTGGCAGGGCGTCCCTCCGGCTGTCTTCCGTCGGTCTGAGAGACCAGGACGAAGAGCTTCTTCGGGAAGCGCTCCCTGAGCATCCGGTAGTCCTTCCAGGAAAGGCCCATCACCTGGATGCTGTCCAGGATAACGAACTCCGGAGACTTCGGCCTGGAAAGGCGCTCGGAGAGGCTCTCGATGTCCTCTCGGTCGACTACCTGGAAGCTCGCTCCGAACTCGTCCATCCGGTACCGGCGGATGGTGTTCTGGAAGCTCAGCCCGTAGCCCTCCTCCCTGGAGACATATAACACCTTCCCCTGGGAGGCGAGCATCCGGGCGAAGGCCATGACCGCCGAGCTCTTTCCGTTACCGCTGTTTCCCCAGAAGAAGCAGGCTCCATGTCTGGAGATCTCGCTTCCCAGGCACGGCTCC